AGGCCATAGTATTGAAAATTAACTGCACATTCATCTACAGGAATTTCTACTACTAGCTCAACTTGTTTTTTATCCTTTGGCTCAAACATCAACTGCTGTAGTGATGTTATTTCATAAGGACAATCTTTAAGCCATTGCTGCACTTTTGGATTAGTGAAATCTAAGTGCTGGCCATTCTGCTGCTTTCCGTTCATAGTTCTACCTCTGTGTTAGTTTGTTGATCTTTGTAAAATTGTTCTCTGAACTGTTTTTGTAGTTCAGTTTCTAAAGTGTCTAAACAGCCATTAATTAGCTGTATATCTTCAGAAAGTTTGTGTATTTGTTTTCCTAGGTTTGCAATAACAATTGCACACCCAAGTTGTCCATCAAAAATTACATCTAGTGAATTGCTCCAATCGCTATTCCAACAATCTGAGCATTGCCCTGTAATTTCTTCTAGGACTTCATCAGCTGACTCTCCAGCTGGCTCAAATTGAACTTTCTCCATTACAGCGCTCTTAGCTAAATACAAGCCGTGCATTTTTTCTATGCTTTCACGCGCTGATTGTTTTAAGCTATCTATCCTTTTGTAGCTTGTGGTTCTTTTTTCTCTGAGTTTAGTTACCTCAGGATCAGCGCTGACATAGTCACGCATTTTTTTGTAATCAAAATCAGCCATTAAAAGTGTCCTCTAATTTTTTTTCAGTTAAGTGAGCATCAATAGCTCTAGCACACGCATTTTGCGCGTCTTCTTGGGATATTTCAGAATCCATAAGCATGAGGCATAATCTCTGACCAACTTCTATACGATGTTGTTCTGTTCGACAACCAAATAAAAGATAGAAAGCTTGAAAGAGAGTTTCTTTCTTGTTTGCTGGATTAACTGTGTCAAATTTCATCTGGCGATCTCCTCACAAGCAGCGACAACACCAGAGTTACAATCTGCTACTGTCATGTCGTATAAAGTGCCAGAAAGGGTCGTATAGAACAACCCTGACATTGCGATCATTAGAAATAAATTTCTCATTTATGATACTCCTCTAAAAATTTTCCAATAAAATCAATAACTTTTTGAGGTACTGTATCTACCTCTGCAGCTTTTTCAGCACCGCCAAAAAATTCATTAATCTGGCGTGTAGTGGTCTTGCTGTAATGCTGCTCTGTGACCATATCTTCAGCGGCTACACGCTTAACTGCTACGAATGTGTCGTAAGACTTGAGTACAGTTGCCTCTGGATAGTAAATTACCTTTTTAGACATCACTAAACCTCACAGCCCATGTACTCAGAGATCTCACAACCTCTGTTTGTCTGTTGAGCCATAGCTTTAATAATGTCTCGAAGTGTGCCTGCATAACTGTTTGGATCAGCTGCTAGTAGCTCTTCTGTATCATCAGGAAGGTTGTTAATAGCCTCTGTGATTACGTTTTCAAAGTTTTCAAGCTGTTCATCATTGAGCTTGAGTGTAAGTGTCTGTTCCATAAAACTGGCGAGATAAAAAAGCGGGTACTTACCGCCTTCTCATTATGACGCATCAATACAACTATGTAAACCCATATAAGTAGAAAGTTACAATATCTGAATATAAGGAAGGTTTACTGATGTTTACAGTTGCGGTTTTACTATTAATGAGTCATAATTAATTCATAGCCTGAAGAGGCTGCCCTTTACATTTTCTCGCAAATGACTTTTAAACTACCAACTGAACTTGCTGAACACCTAGAGCAAGAGATACACACAAAGCTTGTTAAAGCTGTTGAAGATCAAGCCAAAGGCTTCAATGAAATGTGGGCTGAAAGAGAGGCCAAAGGCGAAAAGTACCACACTACTTGGGAACTAAATTACAGAGGTCAAACTGTTGAAAGACCAAGAGTTTGGAGAGAAGAAGCTATGGCTGGTTTCATCTTTATCAAGTTTGCAATGACAGAGCCAGAGTACGAGGGTCAAAGAGTTGTTACTGATTACCTTAGACCAATGAGCTGCACTGTTGATTATGAGGGTTGCAAACGTAATGCTAAGTTCCAAGCTAAGAAAAGCATCGGTCTTTTTGAAAGCAGAATTAATGGCCATCTTGCAGTTACTGACAAGATTACAGAAATGAAGCTTAGACTAGGCAACCAAAACTTAATTCATGGTTTCGTTACTGGTGCTACTAAAGATGCTGAAGAGTTCAAGATTCATACTCAGATGATTTGGAACTACCGCTACGGAGCAAATTCAGCTAATGGTTATTTAACACAGTATGTACAGTTCAGAAGCGACAGACGCGGTGCCAGACAGGAAGGTAAAACAGTTCTTCAAAGACTTACTGAAGAAGAAAAGCAAGCTAAAGCAGATGCTAAGAAAGCTGAAGCTCTTGCTAAGAATGAGGCTAAATGGGAAAGATTCAGAGTTCTACCTGACCAGATTGATAGATGGGCTACTAGAGAGATCAAGAAGCATGAAAAAATGCTTACTGAGGCTGGTATTCAAAAAGCTAAAGATGAGTTTTTTAGCTACTACTTCAACAAAAATAATGAGTTTGATCTTGAGCATCACAACACTTGGGTAACAAGAGAGCTTACAGAACTTAAAACATACAAAGAGAAAGTTCAAAAGTTTCTTAATGATGAGCCAGCAGTTAGAGCTTTATTCAGTCTTGAGTGCAACACAAGAGATGACTTCAAAGCAAAAGTCTGGAACAGCTAGACGATCTACAGGGAGTCTTTCACAGACTCCTTTCCCTTTCTAAATTTATTTATTCAAAATCATGTTCGACAAAAAACTTAATTGCAGATTCATTTCTAAAGATGCAAATTTTACAGCTGCACAACTATTAGCTTTAAAACTTAAGCAAGATAGCGAGTGGCTAACAGATGACTACTTACCAACCTACCTAGAGCCATTCTTAAGTTCTGATGAAGTCAGACTAGGTATCAACTGTCATGGAATGGTTCATGTCATCTTTGAAAAAGATGATACCAATGGAAGATTTATTCACACAAAAGTTAATTGGGGGGAAATCTAATGACCAAAGCAGAAGCAGTAAAAATGTTCAGAGAACTTTACAAAAGATGGGGAGGTAGAAGAGCCGACCCTATAGCCAAGCGTACAGAGTGGAATGATTGGACAGATAGCCTTTGTAAAGAAGGCTTAATAACTGAAAAACAGTATGAAAACTGGGGGCAGCCTTTCTAATGACACTTAATCAAAAAGAACAACGATTCCTAAGAATGTTTCCACCGCGTATGAAACAGCTTGATAATCAAATTAGGCTAGTTCAAAACTGTTCTAGGAAAGATGGCTATGAGTGGGGTTTTACTGATACAGTTCCTACTTTTTTTATTGTAGTTTTTCATAACCTGACATTATGTGCTAAGAAGTTTGGCTTAGATGTTGATGTTAAAATCAATGGCCAAGATGTTGAAGATGCTTATTTAGATGCAAATTCAGATTATCTTGATAGCTTGGAAAAGAGCAGTTTAAAAAATGCCGACTGAACAATCTTTAGCATATGAAGCCAAGATGCATTTCTGTTATCTAGAGCTTCAAAAGTGGAAACACTATTTATGTCATAAAAGATCTATTGAAGAGGTGGAAACAGCGCTTGCTGCTACCACTTCTTTACTACAAGAGATCAAAAATTTAGAAGATAAAATTTACAATGAAAATATCCCTGAATACGATGATCCGTTAATTTAGGTGTATGATCGGCTTGTAAGAAGTTACATTCTCTCGCTATCCAAACGTATAGATGAACATTTTTATGTATCTCAGAGCGGAAGATGGCGCAGCTCTAAGGGACTTTCTAAAAAAGAACCCAACTGTAAAAGGAATCGAGAAAGAAAAAGAATATTTAGATGCTGGATTGATCGCGCGGGTCTGCTACTCTTTGGAAGTGGAGCTTAATAAACTTTAGTCGGGGAGCCTGATGACCTATTGCAAAGCTAGGTCTGAAAGTTTAGGAAAATTGTAGTAACTCAGATGTGTTCATTCCGCTGATATTGCTACAAAAGACAGGGAGGTCTACGCGAGGTGGCTTACTTATCCCCCGACCTAACAAATTGTTTGAATTGTAATCATAGAATGTGGTTTGATGGTATGTTTTTTATCACAGTAATATTTTTGGGCTTGCAAACTTACCACTTGCGAATCGTCAGCAATCGCTGATAATGTCAAAGCATCTAAAGTGCTACGACATAGTTTGTCTATATCTCCTTTGTTCCTTGTAGTAGGATATTTAGGCGCTGATTGCTTTAGCTCTCCCTTTGCGTTTAAATGAGATTTCGGTCTATGAAACCAGAAAACTAGATCAATATGTACTGGTTCTTCGATTAATTCCCCAACAACTTTATTTGCTTCTACCCTGACAGCGTCTCTCCATGACTTTACCCTTTTGCATGATTCAATCATTATTCCTCGGCCAATGTGCCTTTTACTGCCCTGTGGTGCAGCTTCAATACCTTCAACAGTAATTACATACTTCATAGAAAATGAGTTTCATACCAGAAAATACTCCTTTCGTTTCTTTGCCTACTGCCTTAAAAGGAAGGATCAGCCCACACCAGTTAGCGGTGTTATGGGTGTTGCAAAGCTACTACCCGAATATCTGGCCTAGTTATAGCACCATTTCCAAAGACGCGGGTATGTGTAGAACTAAGGTTATTCACACTGTTGAACAATTAGTTTCTCTTGGCTGGTTACAAAAAATAAATAGAGTCGATGAAAATGGTAAAAAAACTAATGCTTATAAAGTTACAGTTTGGCACGAATGTAGAGTTCCAGCACCCTCACAAACCAGTAGTGAACCGAGGTGTATCTCAGCAACCAGTACACCAGATGAACTAGGGCGGTGTATCTCAACAACTAGGGGTGGTTCACCAGATGAAC